GGCAAAGATCCCAAAACTGGTAAGCAAATACCTAAGTTTGCCATGGACGGTGTAGGCCAGATGGCTAAAGGTGGCCGTGTCAAAGCCAAAGGTATGGCGATGGGCGGTAAGGTCAAAGCCAAAGGTATGGCGATGGGCGGTAAGGTCAAAGCCAAAGGTATGGCAATGGGCGGTAAGATTAAGTCCAAAGGTTACGCCTTGGGCGGCAGTTTCACGTCCAAAGGCGCGGCAGTGGGAGGCGCAGGATACGGCGCGGCTCGTTTCTCAGGAAAAGGTACACAAATCTTTTAATGGCCTTTCTACAAAGTAACATCCCGCACTTTAAGTGCTGGGTGCGGCGTGAGTACACACACAACCATACTGCGTACCACGGAGAGTTTTTACATGCGATGGCGATTGGCGTCACCACCATGCCGAACAGATGCCTGAGTTTTCAGGTGATTTTCACTGGCTGCGAAGCGGACATCGAGGGTATACCTAATGTCCATGGCGGAGCTATGTGGGCGAGAATGCCCATTACGGCTTTAGTAGGGGACACTCCATTTGAAGAGTGGCCGGAACCTATGCCTGTTCACGCAGCGCAACCTTGGGACTGCTCGTCCCGTACACACGCTGTGTACCAGATGGACAGAACTACACCTTGCCCTTGGATGGCGAAGGTGGAGAGCGAGTTCTATCCGGCTAAGTATATGTTTACTGTGGATTATACTGACAGCGAAATTGCGGATGACCCTGCGCAGCATAAGCAGAGTCACGTTTTAGAGCTGCTCGATGCTGGCCCATACACTGGAAACATCGTTGCTTTGCCTAACAACAGGGTAAGAGTTACGCACCCAGCTTGGTTTGAAACTGGAGAAGGTGCGCCAGACTTTAGGCCGTCTCAACACATTCATTACTCTAAGTCAGATTTGGACTATACACTGGATGTTAATCGGGTGTTTGATAACTTGTACCACGACAGCTCTGAAGAGGATAAACTTTAATGGACCTTGTGGACTTCTCGACATACATGTATAAGCTACTACGAGAGCGCGAACAAGATATTGCAAGTTCTCTCGCACATGATGCTGCCAAAGACTGGGAGCATTACAAACTCATGGTAGGTGAGATACGGGGCCTGACCTACGCCCGTGAGGAAATAAAAGCCCTGCTGGAGAGAAACGCAGACGATGTCGAAGACCTTATATCTTCCTGATCACGTTGCGCAGAAAATGAACAAGGACAAAGAGAAGGCTCCGGCTGACTCGTCCGATGTGAATAGCGCATATGTGGACGCCACCGAGAAGGTGTTAGACCCTTCTCTACTAGAGAAACCCCTTTTGGAACGACTACCGCAGCCCACGGGCTGGCGCTTGTTGGTGATGCCTTATCAAGGTGCAACCAAGACGCAGGGTGGTTTACATATCCCAGATGAGATTCGAGCTCGTGAGGCTGTAGCTACTGTTGTGGCTTACGTTCTCAAGATCGGGCCTTTGGCATACAAAGACCCAGGCAAGTTTGGACAGGATGCAGAACCTTGGTGCGAAGAAGGCCAATGGGTTTGTATCGGTAGATATTCGGGATCACGTTTCAAGATTGACGGTGGAGAAGTTCGCATCATTAACGATGACGAAGTTATCGCTACTATTCTTGAACCTGATGACATTAAGCAGGTCTAGGAGAAAACTATGTCTCAAGAAAATGAAGAAGTCATTGAAGACGAAGATGAGGGAGTAGAGGTAGAGGTAGAAGTAAAGGCGGAAGCTGGAACTGAAATCGAAATCGAAACTGGACCTTCTGATTCAAAAGAAGAAAAGGCGTCTGGCTCAGAAGATGAGTTGGATAGCTACAGTAACAAAGTTCAAACCCGCATTAAAAAGCTGACCGAGAAATACCGTAAAGAAGAACGGGATCGGGAAGAAGCGGTGCGAATGGCACAACAACTGTTGAATGAGAACCAAAACCTTAAAAGTCGCATGCAGAATTTAGACAAGGGCTACCTTGCAGAATACGGCACACGGCTTGAAACTCAGGTTGCTTCAGCTAAAAAGTTGTACCGTGAGGCCCACGACAGCGGTGACACCGATAAAATGTTAGAGGCTCAAGAAGCCTTATCAAACATGTCTATCGAGAACGAACGCTTACGTTTAGCTAAACAAAGATCGGAGCAGGCCCCGCCTGTTCAAGCCCAGCAACCTGTTGTTCCACAACAACAAGTTCCGCAAACTCCTGCGGCAAAGCCCGATCCCAAAGCCGAAGCGTGGGCAGAGAAGAACGATTGGTTTGGAAACGACGAGGTTATGACATATGCTGCTTTTGGCATACATCGTAAATTAGTTGAGGAAGAAGGAATTGACCCGACTGCAAATGACTACTATAGTGAAGTAGACAAACGCATGCGCGTGGAATTTCCACACAAATTCCAAGCCGCGAAGAAATCGGGTGGAGCACAGGTCGCACCTGCTGGCGCTTCAGCTACCCGCAGTACAGCAAAAACAGGGCGCAGGTCGGTGAAACTCTCACCATCACAAATTGCGATGGCAAAACGGTTAAACGTCCCGCTTGAAGAATATGCAAAATATGTGAAGGATTGATAGAATGACTGATAGAAAACCGCGCGAGAGCGCTACCCGCGAAACAGAAACGCGCCGTAAACCATGGGCTCCGCCCAGTCGCCTTGAAGCACCTGTAGCCCCTCCAGGCTATGTGCATCGTTGGATTCGAGTCGCAATGCGTGGTGAAGAAGACAAAATGAATGTCAACACCAAGCTACGCGAAGGATGGGAACCTGTCCGTAAGGACGAGTATCCAGACTATGAAGCTCCCACTATTGACGAAGGTCGATACGAAGGGGTTATCGGACAAGGTGGATTGATGCTGTGCCGAATACCTGTAGAGACCGCCCAAGAACGATCCGCGTATTACGGGAACCGGACCCGCGAACAGATGGTAGCAGTTGACCAGGACCTAATGAAGGACCAACATCCTTCGATGCCGATTTCTAATAATCGGCAAAGTCGTGTATCCTTTGGAGGCTCGCGAGGAGACTCCAAGTAACTTTGAGGTGCTATTATGGCAAATTCTAACGGATCCTTTGGGCTACGTCCCATTGGTAAAATTGGTCAATCGACCAACTCTACTGGTCTATCTGAATATCGCATAGCTTCTGACAACTCCAATCCAATGTTCCAAGGCATGGCGGTTATTCCGTTGGCTGCGGGCGTCATTGACGATCTACAAGCTGCGGCTGGTGGTAATGTCAGTATTGTGGGTGTGTTCTATGGCTGTGAGTATGTTTCATCTACTACAGGTGAAGTTATTCGGGCAAACCAATGGCCCGGTTCTGGCGCGGATTCTAATTTCCCTGTCAAAGCCTTTTTGTATGACGATCCAAATCAACTGTTCACCATTGCAACATCTAATGTTGTGGCTGGTCAGAACACTGAAGCGGAAATTCTTACATCTGTGTTCGCAAACATCGCGTTTGCAACAGGCAACAGTGGTTCTACAACTACTGGTATTTCTTCTGCAACCGCAGATTTAAATACAGTCGCAGCTACCAACACTTTGGCACTCCGTATTATGGGCATACAAAATGACCCAGACAATTCGGATTTCACTGTCGCTGGTATTCCATTAATCGTTCGTATCAACAACCACTTCAATGCGCCTACTGGTTCCATTGCAGCGGGTACTGTTGCTACGACCGGCGTATAAGGGGGTCTAAAACATGGCTATTTCACGCGCACAATTAGCGAAAGAGCTTGAACCAGGTCTCAACGCCTTGTTTGGTATGGAGTACGATCGCTACGAAAACCAACATTCAGAGCTGTATACAACTGAATCATCGGACAGAGCGTTCGAGGAGGAAGTTATGCTATCTGGATTTGGCTCGGCACCTACTAAGTCTGAAGGTTCCGCTGTCAACTTTGACGATGCTAACGAAGCATACACAGCTCGTTACAACCACGAAACCGTTGCGCTTGCCTTCTCAATTACTGAGGAAGCAATCGAGGACAACTTGTATGACCGCCTCGGCAGTCGTTACACACGCGCTCTCGCTCGCTCAATGGCCCACTCTAAGCAGGTTAAAGCCGCTGCGGTATTGAACAATGCGTTCGCCGCTGGTGCAACTGCTGGCGGAGACGGTGTTGCACTTTGCGCCACTGATCACCCGCTTACAAACGGTGGAACTTTCGCTAACGAACCATCAACTCCTGCTGATCTGAACGAAACTTCTTTGGAAGACGCTCTGATCAACATTGCTGGTTATGTTGACGAACGTGGCTTGAAGGTTGCTCTTCGCGGCATGAAGTTGATGATCCCACGGCAATTGCAATTCGTTGCAGAGCGCCTGATGGTCTCCAACCTTCGCGTCGGTACTTCGGACAACGACACTAACGCACTTCGTTCAATGGGGATGTTACCTGAAGGCTATGCCGTCAATGACTTCCTTACTGACCCAGATGCGTTCTTCATCAAAACTGACGCGCCTCGCGGCTTTGTTCACTTTGAGCGGACTCCGCTTTCCACTAACATGGAAGCTGATTTCGACACAGGTAACATGCGCTTCAAGGCTCGTGAGCGTTATAGCTTCGGCTTTAGTGACCCACGTTGTGTGTTTGGCTCCCCTGGAGCGTAAGACACATTGCACTTGTTAGATTGAGGCGGTCTTCGGATCGCCTCTTTCTTTTTGTAAAAATCTATTGTACTGTTTGGGCATCCCTGACAGTCGCATTGGGCGACTGACTTAACCCTGACAGGAGATTCTCATGGGTAATTCTACATTTAGCGGTCCAGTACGGTCTGAAAACGGCTTTCAACAAGTCACCAAAAACGGAACTACTGGTGAAATTACACCTTCACAATTTACGTTACAGACGATTGCCACCACAGGCAACAATGTCGTTGACACAAGCACAGGCACAGCCGCAGGCGCAAACAACGCCAGCTTAGATACGGGTGCAACTATCTTTGGTATCGTGCCGAATGCAATTGGTGCGGGTGTGCCAAAATCTGGTACAAACCACTTTGTGAGTAAGGTTGACGGAACAATCGTATCCACATGGATTATCGACCTTCAAGCTGGCTATAAAAGCGGCGGTGCTGCTGGTGACGCGATTGGTACGGCTGGCGCAGCTTCAGCACACATTGGATCAATTACTAAAGAAGTAAACGGAATTCCAATGCTCATCGAAATGGGCTGTGTCGAGGTTCCAACTGGCGGCGATCCAGACATTAACTTAGATTGTTCAGCCACAGGAACTACAGCACAAGACGCAGCATTGACAAGCGGTACAAACCTCTTGAACAACGGTGACCTATCTTTAGGCTTTTACGCCACAGCAGATGCTGGGGCTACTCTTGCTGCTATGAGTAAGAAATTTTTGTATCTCACCTGTGGCGCGGTTACTGACGCAGCTTACACTGCTGGTAAAGTATGGATTCGCATCACTGGCATGGCCGTAGACCATGACAATTCATAATAATCTTTGTGGGAGCTTCGGCTCCCACCATTAATTTATAGGAGATTAACATGGGCGTACAAACAGACGTACAAGTCAAATTTATAGCTGACGAAAATGCAGCCGATCCAGATCGGTTGGTTACAGCAGCTAGGCCAAACACGTCAGCCACGATGGCGGCAACTACCTTCTTAGGTGGTGGCGCTAGAAACGTAACTGTCACTACGGCAGGAACTGGTGACAACAATAAGACGTGTACTATTACTGGAACTGACGTTTTTGGTAATGCTATTACTGAAGTCATAACATCCACAGGTTCTGCTGAAGCAGTGGCGGGTGCTAAATTATTTTTAACTGTTAGCGCAGTGGAATGCTCTGCTCAGTATGCGGCAAACATCACAGTTGGCTCTGGCTCATTATGTGCCAGCGAAGTTGCTGGCGGTGGTCGCACACGCTTGAAAGGCTACTCAATTGTCTCCGCTGGAACCGCAGGGCTAGTTGATTTCTTTAATGGTACGCCAGACAGTGGCACTATCATATTTAAAGCTCAGACTATTGGCACAGACAATTCAACTGTGGATAACACCATTCCAGATGAGGGCATGCTCTTTAAGGCTGGCTTATCTGTAAAATATACAGTTGCTACAGTTGTATTAATGAACGTGTTCTTCGCATAGGGGAAATAAATGGCAACTTCAGGAACCGTAGCGTTTAAGCCAGATGTTCAGGAAATCATCACTGAGGCGTTCGAGCGTTGCGGTGTTGATCCACAGGTACAGACAGGCGACAGGGCTATCTCAGCGCGTCGTAGCCTTAACCTGCTCTTCTCTGAGTGGGCTAACAGGGGTATTAACTACTGGGCGCTGTCGCAGAAGACTTTGACCCTAGTGAACGGCCAGACAGCGCCATACCCGCTGCCTGCTGGCACGATTGATATTTTAGACGCGGTAATCCGCGACAGCTCTGGGACAGATACGTCTGACCAGATTATTAATCGCGTTTCGATTGCTGATTATAACCAACTGCCAAACAAAACGTCACCGGGCAAGCCAAGCCAGTACATGCTGGACAAGCAGATCACGCCAGTCCTCTACATCTGGCAAGTTCCAGACAGGACAACTTACAGCATTATCTACTGGTCTATAAACCAGCTTGAGGATGTCACGGCGTCAAATC